TTCGTCTTCAAGTTCCACGTCCTGTTCGTCTTCTTCTTCTTCTTGAGTTGCCTCAAGGTCTTCATCGCTGACCTCTTCAGGTGCGACCTCTTCTTTAGTTTCTACAGTTTCCTGCTCTTCTTCTTCTTCAAATATACCGTCAATTTGTGATAGTGCATTTGCCGCAGAAGATACGTCTGTAACCTCAACGGCTTCAATTTCTTGATGGGCCATTATAATTCTCCATAAAAAAAGCCCCCCGGAATTGGGAGGCTTGTAAAAATTTAAGTGTTTAGGTTAAGTATTAATTTTAAAAATGTGGGGGGTTTATTAAATCTAAAAACGCCTTCCACGCATTGATTGCTTTGTTCATGGCATTTTTGAAAAACATAGTTACTTTAGAAGGGGGATATATATCAATACAATCAAATGGGCTTATTGTGGGGCTAATACTGTAAATTGTGGCTTCTATCCCTGCCCGCATATTTTCACGTTGTTCTGTGGTTAATTTTTCCGAGTTCTTCATTTTACATCCTTAAGGGTGAATTTACACAAAGTATAACAGAAAATTAGATTATTTTAAATCGCCTTTTCTTAAGCTCTTCCTTTTCAATCTGATCTAAGGTCTTCTGTGCGATTTTACCGCCGCCAATGACATTTTGGATATAACCTTCAATCTTGTCTACTATTTTAAGGGCTATATAGACGTTTTCCCGTCCTTGGGTATCTGTAATTTCGGAATTAACAAACCCGTTAATATAGGCCTGTTTAATGGATGCGATAGCTTCTTTCAAACCATCTTCCTCGACCCACATTTGATAACGCTCGGCTTTGGCCTTTGCTTCTTGTGGGGTCATCCTACTTCACCCCCCGGACGGACATCGCTTATCTCAATATCTTGACCCCGAACCTTTAAAGATGCTTCCATTTCCATCTGTTCACGCTTTAATTGGGCTTCTGCGGCCATTTGCTCACGTTTAAGCTGGGCCTCGATGTTCATTTGCTCTAGTTTCAATTGGCTTTCGACTTTAATCTGTTCAATCTTTTGCTGGTTTTGCATAGACAGCTTTTCTTGTTCCATCTGTATTTTACTTTGCATTTCAGCTTGCTTCATTTCGGCTGTAATCTGCATTTCTTGCTGTTTCATCTGGAATTCAGCTTGTGTTTCCTGTTGCTTCATTTGCATTTCAGCTTGCTTCGCCATCATTTCAGGGTCAGGCTTTTCTTCTTGTGGCTCACCTTCGGCATTTTCAGGATTAATGAAGTATTTTGATGGGTCGCCCAACTCAACATCTTTAACCAGACCAGAGACATTGTTATATAGATGCTCCGGGCTGACAAAACCCATTTGCATGCCTTGTTGCTGGATATCCAACAACATCATACGGGCCTTAACACGCTCTGACCTGTCTCCGGTACCCAAACCAACGCGCACCGTTGTTTTCATATCAGCATTCCATGTGGAGGGAGACATAGGCACCCACTCACCGCGCAATTGGATAATACGCTCTTTATCCTGATACTTAACAATAAGATGCAAGACCTTTTCAAACAGGATACCAAACCCGTTTGCTAAATTCCGGGCTTTTAGCTCAATCTTGCCCATGCCTTTGTTTTGCAAAAGCTCTGTTTTCTGCCAGCCATCATTTAAACTGTCAGGGTCAAGGCCTTGATTGTATTTAGTCACACCCGTACGCTGTTCACGTTCTGCATCCCAATACGATAACATATCAAAGCTACTCGCTGCCGTGAAGGGTACCGTTAAAGGGGTCAACCCACCTGTTCCTTTAGTCCGAACTAATCCTCCGGGTCGTACCGTCAAGAGATCATCATACGTATTCTCGTTAACATATTGGTCGGGCACTTCAGTTCGTGGATTGTTGGATATATACAGATTGTCTAATGATTGCCTTAACAGGGTAGATTTAATCTTCTGAATGTCCATAGTCGAGTCTGCTTCAGAGCGGCCAATAACCTTATGGGGCATTCTGTTGGGACAAAATTCTGCAAACGGATGTTCATCAACCTCAACATTTTCAAGTATGGTTTTGTTGACCCGTGTGACTTTACGCATTTCTGCCAGACCATCGCCATCATAATCAGCATGGATATATTCTTCCAATACCCAAATTTGACGCATCATCGGGTCAAGCGTGTCTTCTTCTTTATTAATATAGTTTTCGTCTTTATATCGTTCTTGCTCGCGGGTATCGTAGGTGTCGCCATCATCATGGTCGGCAAGGCCCTCGACCTTCTCACGGGCATATCCGTCCGCAATCAACTCGGATACCGTCTTACGTACTTTATGCGCACAATAATATGCCTCGGCTAAAATACGTGTTCTTGGAGCTAACAGAAACTCTTCAGGTGGCACATTTTCAATAATCACCCGGCCCCTTGGCTCTTTGCGAATAACTGTGACTGATATCGTGCCGTCTTCATCCGGGGTGGCTTCTATAATCTCGGATTCTTGAGCTAATGCGACAATCTGGTCTTCACTTAGGCCCTCATATGTCTCACGTACTTTATGCTCACTGTCATCCCAATAGCATTTAACAATGCCTATTTTATGCAGCAAACCATCCTTGGCCCAGTCATGGGTAATGGTATATCCGTCATTATCGCGGAAAAATATGTAATTGGCATAATCTGTTGCTTGCTCAGAGAAGGCTTCATCTTCAGGATTTTCCGGCTGGAACTCAACCACCTTATCGCCAGAGACAAAGACCTTGATTAAATCAGGCATAATCCCGTCAATTGTCGTGGATACATCCCGGCTAACAACTTGTGAGCGGCCTTCTTGCTCATTCCCAAACGGCTCACCATTGTAATAACTTAATGCCTTCTCCTGCTCTTCGGCTATTTCAGTTGACCTGTAGCCCACAGCCCCACGTTCTTCAGATTGCAGTACGGCAATGAACTCACGTTCACTCATTTTTTTAGTTTCGGCCATTATACAACCCATTTCGTGTTATAATTAAGTTTTTTCTTTTTCTGTAAGCGCTCCAAGCCCATTGCTAGATACCTAAAGGCATCAGAGCCATGTGATGTCCAATCATGCAAAGGCCTGTTTTTAAATACCTGTTGTTTATCATCCCACTCTTTACGATATTGCCTTAATGCTTCGATCCCACGTCCGCACTTCTCTTTATCAAACCATACTCGAGGTAATATATTACGAGCCGCGTTAATTCCATCCTCAACACGTTGCTGCGAAAGTATTCTGCATTTAATACCCAAAGCGTTAAGAACTTCCTCTCTGCTTTTGCCTGTCCCAAGTTCCCTAGCTTTACAATCATGTGGCAAGGTATGTTCGTCTGTATATACGTAAGGCTTTTCCTTCATTATCTTAACATAATGAGCCAAACCCTCGCCCGATGTCTCGTAATAATCAATACAGTGTATTTCTTGGCCAACCTGTTGGTAGAACCATATTGCCGTACTGTCGCCAATACCTAAATCCCACGCTGTACCAACCAACACAGCAGGATCGTATGATACATTAGTTATTCTCTTTTCCGCTTCATTCATTAATTGCCCATAATAAGAGCCTGTAATAGCCGCTTGAAACGAACACTCAAACTCTTGGTCGTATTGGTCAACCGTCATACTTTTGCGCATCATGACAAGCTCATCTTTGTGGATCAGGTTTGTATCAGAAACCTTTAGCTCCCCAAAATACCAGTCAGGGTCATCTTTTGCCTTTTCACATATATCAAAAAAAGAATTTCGTCCCTTGGGTGTGCCAATAAATGCCGCCCAACCCCTGCGATCCGCTAACGCTGGTAATAATACCTCCGTCCATATGGTAGGATTCATATCAGCAAATTCATCAAGCACCGCGCCGTCCAGATATATACCGCGCAAACTATCGGGGTTATCCGCACCATAAAGCCTAACTCTTCCCCCATTAGGAAGGTCAGCCCGTAGTTCGCTTTCGTTAGTTGTTGCACCGTACTGCCTTAGTGGGGCAATGGCATCCTTAAGGTATTGCCATGCGATGTCTTTAGCCTGTTTATATAAAGGGGCAACATAAGCAAAACGTGGGTTAGGACGTTCACATTCCAAAGCCCCCCTTAAAGCATCATTCACATGAGCTACAGTCTTTCCAGCCCGTCTGTGTGCCACCATCGCAGACCATCGCTGTTTTCTCGAGTGAAAGGCTTTAAACTCTTCACGGGGTTTATAAGGTATTTCTATTTCTGCCATGTAATGACCAACGGGCCACCGCCTTCACCTGAATGCTCATGAGACTGCTTGTCACCATACAGGCCACGGTTCATCCTAGCGGCTGTCCATTTGTATGCGTCAATAGCTACCCTAGCTTGATCTGGGGGAATATCTCCCTCCAGTACCAATTCCGCAATATCATTAACTCTTTGCCCGAAATACTCCCCTTGATCCTCTCTGGCGCGCGTGTAGTTCACACCAAACAAATCAATCTTACGTCTCCACCCTCTAACGCCTTTTGATGTTGGCATATGCTTGTCTCTACATATGTTTTCCAAGCTTTCGCCTTGTGCTATACGCTCACAGATTTCTTCGCCTATTTTATCTGTATATGTTGTTTTACGTCCTGTCACCATTACACCACCTCTTGGCAGTAAGTGATATTAGCAACACGTCTTACAAGCTGCGTGTTAAAGCCAACCATATAAAGCGGCCCTTTCGGATGGTTGTGTTCTACCTCTACACAAGTATAAAGCCCACCGTTTAATTTGTCTTTTGTATTGTGTGTATTATTGTAACGAAACCTTTGCCCAACCCTTGGTACCCATTTGTCCTTACGAGCTTCATTACATATTTTTTGGTGTTCTTGTTCCTTTTTATATTCAACGTCTTTTTGTATTTCTGATTGGTGCTTGCGTAACAGGCTTTGTTCTTTATTGTACTTGAGCCGGGCAGCTTCGTCTGCCTTCCATGCGGCTTTTATAAATTCTGCTTGTTCAGGGTTATCACAACTATTAAGGCTGGAACAAATTAAATCAGCATCCATCTTTTCATATACCAGACAAAGAAGCTCATCCCCCTGATAAGTATCTATGATTGTGTAATTAGGGACAGACTTGATATCCAAACATCCGTTTTCGGTCTTAACTTTATACCTTTTCATTTCAATCGTCTTTCCGGCTCCGTTAAAACGGTGGGCCTAGTTGTCGTAATCAATGGTTCCGTCTAGTAGGGATTGCATTATCACGGTTTTTACTTTTTCTGGCAATACTATAGCCTGCTCATCTTTAACCTGCCATGCATCTATTGTACGGCGGCCCGAGAAGGCCATTACGACATAACCGTCAATATCTTTAATGCTGGCACATGATTTTGCGCTCTTGATTAATGATTGACGTAATCGCTTCGCTTCTCGTTGGGTTTTGTTGTTCTTGTGTACTGTTAGATTTACAATCTTGTTAGACATTAACCAAATCTTATAATTGCGTCTGTTGAGTTGGCTGTTGGAAACTGTACTGTAAATGTACCACTGGTGACTGTTTTATCTCCACCAAAAGCATGGATGCTTACCGATGGGTCACCTGCCGCTGTATCGTTATAAATCATGGCACCATTAGCTGTAAATGTGGAGCTTGTCCATGATACGTCCGCAAAATCCGTATAGGCTGTTGTTCCACTGGTTGTCGGATTAACGTTGGTTAAGGCCTTGCCGGTTGCCGTGTAGCCCGTGCCACTAATTTCATTGGAAGATGAATAGGCTGTGGTGGTGGCACCCAAGGTTGCGGTGCTGGTATACAACGCCATTTTAAAACTATGCCCGCCAGATGCTAAAAAGTTGTGTTTGGCTTCCATAACCTCTTTTTTGAAGCTGGTACACATTGCTGTTGCTATTGCCATGATTTATTCTCCTAGAATTTCTTTACGTATTATCGGTATATATGAGGCAATTAACGCCTCTATCCTGTGTTTTTCGTCTTGATATAGCTGTTTTATCTCCGGGGTAGCTTCGTCCGATGTCTCAATAATCCTGTTGGTGATTATCTTCCCCCATACTTTAGGAGGATGTGGGCCATCTGAAGCATAAACCGAAACCGTCATTGTTTTGTCCATATACCTGTAGCGGGTGGCTGTAGTGTCCATGTGCCGCCCTCTTGTGGTTGGATAACCCACTGGCCCGTTAAAGATACCGTTAAATCACCTACCGCGCCGGATGATGTAACCCCCGTTATTGTCGCGAATGTATCTTGCGGGATAGCCAAATCTCCGGCGGCTCCAATACTTTCAACACCCGGTAACGTTATGAGCGCACCAGCTTGTATAACTAAGCTACCAACCGCCCCAACAGTAGATACGCCCGTTAAAGAGGTGGAGACACTCGACCCGGTTAATACCGTTAAGCCACCAACACTCCCGGGGGACAACGCCCCGGTTAAAGATACCGCGCTGTTAATAACAGCCGTTAATGTCCCGGCGGAGCCAACAGATGTTAACCCCGATAGAGTTATACTCTGGTTACCGCCTGTAACGACAGATAAACCACCAGCCGCCCCAGTGGATTGTACGCCCGTTACCGAAAATACAGCATCAGACGCAACCAATAAGCTACCAATTGACCCGGTGGAAGATACCCCCGTTATCAACGCAGTTATATCGCCGCCACCACCAACATCTCCCGGGGTGCCGGCCGTAGCAAACGTTGACGGACTGTTCTGGCTGTTATATTCAGTAGCTAACCAGTCACCCGTTAATACGCCAATGCGTACACGGGTCTCTCCCATTGTGCCAGTGTAAGCATAACCAAGCGTGCCAAGACCGCCGTTGCCTCGATAACCAACACGGAAAGGCACCGCCGCTTGGGCTGTAATACTGACGCGATTTACACCCGCTGTTTTTGCAACCCCGTTTACATACCAATCGATATTCGTAGGACTATGGACAACAGCAGAAACTTGCGCCCACCCAGAAGGTGCAACGACCGTTGCAGCTACGTTAGTGAAACCAGTCGTTAAAAATTCATACCTTCCACCAGTTAACAGAAATTGATATTGCCTTGTTCCACCATCCCGGCGGCAAATTAGAGTCCCGTTTTCTCTGCCATTATGCCATGCTTGCAGAGTGAAGTTAGTGGTGTTATTGACCGCTGAAGCATCGGACAACCTCCTATGGGGGCTATCTGTTGCCGCACCCCATGGACTCGTACTGATATAGTTGCCACTACCATCGGCTATAACCGTATAGCCGTTGCTGCTCTCCGTTTTGCTGCCGTCATGACTTACATAATCATAATCCGTCCAAACCGAATAACGTCCAAATGATGCGCCCACAGCGGGCTGGGTTTCAGCCGCTTTTTTGTACCAAACATAGATTATCGTATCAACTGAAGTCGAAACAGATGGCACCTTAACCCATAGTTCACACGACCTACTACCCGGAGTAGCGTTGGTTACAAAGCTAACCACATCAAGGGAGAGTTGAGTTGTGCCAGCACTGTCACTCGAGAAGCGTAAATCACCACCGCCATTTAATGCACTATTTGAGCCAGCGTCAACGATTTCAGAGTCAAGATGATCAAGGGTGATTAATACAGGTAGGTTTGTATGAGAGCCGCTTCCGCTAACCTTAGTATTGTCAATTGTTATGGTTTGCTTGCGGCCCCAACCGGTAGGAAAAGCCATCTACAAACTCGCTTTTGCATATTTAGGGATTTTAGTTGTTTTGGAAAGTAACACATCTGCAAACAAATAGCAAACGGCAAAAAAAGGTGATGGCGCCTTAAATTTACCCCCATATTTATCGGCTAATAATTTAATACCTTTTATTCCCAATGACTTAGTGTATATTTTAACAAATCCAGTTCAATATAGAGCTACAAAGTCAGGCGCCATAGGAAATGGGTTATTAGCTACGGCATTTCCCAAAGTGTTGCGAGTTTGGTCTGAGACCTATGATGCTGGAGCCTTAAAGGCTCAACAACACCACACAAGTTAATATAGTTTAGACGGCAAACAAAACCCCCGGGGCTGTTAGAGGCAGCGTCCGAGGGTCTTCAAAAGTCTTCGTATAAACTTTATAGCCCAACCTAACCGATATGACAAGGTTTATTGCCCGGTTATCTTTTCTTCCAAATATCTATAAGGCGAAAAGCAGCGTCCAAATCTGTTACTTTTGCAAGAATATTAATGCCCTTTACTATAGGTTTATCAATAGCCTCAAATAAAAAGTAGCCCTCAAACCCAAGGTGTCCAGCGTTGGAATCAACAATAGTTCTGCGCGATAGGGTTGCAATATGCAGACTAGTTCCATCTTTTAAAACAGTGCTACCAAGGATATCATCTACCATCTACCAAAACCTGTAACCCCGACCGTAACAAGTCAACCTCAATGCCAACAAAGACTAAATCTCTAACCCGGTCGATCTTGGCTTGATACTTCGCATAAATCTTGTCGCGCTTGTTTTCATCCTGAATCTGGCTTAAAGCGAATATCAGCTTTTGACGGATAACCCGTCTGGCATCATCCTCGAGAGCTATGATATCATGTAACTGTTGGGGGAAATCTCCTTTAACAGCGATATTTATAACCTCACCGTAAACCCCTGGCATCTCCCGGAGGATGTCCCGTAATTCTTTAAATTTGATGTATTTTCGTAACCGCTTTTCGTCTTGATCTTCGATGGGCAAACCGATACTACCACGTCCGGGCAGATCGCCTATACTGGCCGATTTAGCGTGTATTGGGTAAAACATGCAAAATAGCGCGGCAAAGTCATGGCCCTTATCTCGCATTTCAGTGGTGATATATCCACGGTCACAAAGTACGGATAATGCGCTTTCATGCGCCCCGTCTTGGTTACCCAGCCATTTCCTACCCAGGCGGCGTTCCATGTGTGTGATGGCCTCTGTGGTGGCTTGATAGGGTCTTTTGCGTTCACGGTCTTGAGTGCGGCGGGATTTCTTGGTTTTTAGCATTGCAAATCCTTTTGATCGGTCTCGTTGATAATGCGCTTAATGGTTTTGTGGCTTTCCGCACGTTCGGAGGTAAATTGATCTCTGGTTGGTGCGCGGGTTATTTCAATTGTCGATATCCAAGTATGCCACTGTTTAACCCGTCCGTCATCATTTTTTTTAAACCCCGGCATTGTTTGAAATATCTCTGGTGCATCAGCATCAGGATTAATCTTGTTGGCTATACATATCCCCCTACAACGTTGCTCGATGTTCATGATTGTTCCAACACCTTGCCAAGTAAATTAAGCTTGTGCTTCAAACGATAGTTCACCGGATAGATATATTTCTGTAATAGCTGGTCTGTTGGAAAGAATTTGCCTTCATCCCTCAACAACAGATTTTTAATACCTTCCTCAACCGCAAAATATCCGAAGCCGCTTTCGTGCAAGAACTTGGCTGTCAGCTTCAAAAACATCTCCATATCTTTATCACTCATTTTCTGCATAGGACGTTTAATCCTCAAAGCACCAATCAACACATCAATGGCCCGGATAGGGGCGGGTTGTAATGCCGCCATGCCCTGAATATACATTTTCCCCCAATGGTCTAAATCCTTTTCAGGTATTTTTGGTAAACGGTAATCATCCGGGTTAGCGTATGTGCTGGTTTGGCTCTCATGCATCCTCACAATCCCGCTCAGCGATGATTTTTGCTGTGATGTCCATGATGGAAGTGCCGCCGCCCCCTGAAGACCCATTTGAATAACCGTTGTTATTTCCTGACCACTCGATAGAGTTAAGCACCCAACTTCGCCATGTGGCAATCCAGTTAAGCTTTGTGGCGTTCTTTCCGCTAGCTGCCGTCCAGTAGTTGACGAACTTCTGAAATTCAATACAAGCCCTTTCCTTGCCAAGCCCTTTTTTCGTTGCTGCGTCAAGGTAGTCATTAGGGATTGTGTCACCGTCTTTAAACTTTCCATCTATTCGTGTTCCTCGTTTAGTGGGGCTATTATCTTCTTTACATTCTTTACCTTCTTTACCTTCTTTACATTCTTCTAAAGAGGGTTGCTCTTGGGTTAGTCTTGGGTTAGTCTTGGGTTGCTTCTTAGGTTTCGTTTCTTGGTAAGTAGTATAATTTGTTATAGAAATTTGGGTTATCCCGTGGGTTATATTTATAGTAATCTTCTTATCAACTTTTAAATGTTTTAAAAACGTCCGAACTTGTTGCCTTCCCCATTTCCATATTTTAGCCAGTTGTCTCTCGGTGTAAATTACAGAACCGCGCCGGATTAAAACAGGTTTTCCCGCTATAAAATCCTTGCGGTCTTTAAAATTCGCGTTCTCAATTAACCAACACCAAGCATCCCGCCTTGAATACTTATCGTTTTTAAATATAGCTGAATCCATCCAGCCCCTGTGCATAGAATAATAACCACCAACCACAATTATAAACCTCTAAATAAATTGAAAGTTCTCTGTGTTGCTGTAAATTTTAAGAAGTTTGGATCATCAGAAGGAACTTGAATTAAATAACCACTTTGAATAAACAAATTGAAGTTTTTTAATGCTTGCCGTTTTTTCAACTGGCCTTTAATTTTATACGTGATAAATCTATTTGTATCATTGTTAATGATCAGATCATTATATGTGGTTAATCTTAGAAAATCCCGCCTAGAGGGAGTCATGCGCATTTGCTTCATCGTACATCCTTTAATAACATCCTTTAAATATTGTGTGACGGGTATAAGGATGCAAAAACCTCATAAAGAGCAACCAATATGATTTTTTCGCCACAGTGATATTATAGCTTGATTGATTAAGCTCGTCAAGAACCATAGGGGCATATCTCAAGAAAGGGGATAACAGGGCAGTCCGTTGAGATTACGGGTTTTCGGGAGCTATCCTAGCCCTGCTAGGCAGTATTATACACGCCTTAAAATGTTTAACAAGGGTTAATCCTTCATTCATTTTTGGCGTTTAAAAACTATTCGCTATAAGGAATATTATTATCCGTTGCGAACCTTTTTGTTGAAGTTATATTGTTCTTTTTGAAGTCGGATTTATTATCATCAATCCATAGCGTTTCACCATTTGGCAATAAGCATAATCGGTCATTTTTCTTTTTCCGTAAAACCTCGACATCTAGTTTTACAGTTTTTTCCATGTCAGAAAAACAAGCTTTTTTATTATCATATAAATCTCTAGTCTCAATAATTAGTATTTTGATATTTTCGTTCAGTTCTTTTAAACTATCCATACAAGTTATTTCTGGATCAGACGCTAACTTGTAGAACTTGGCTAATGTTTCTTTGTTTCTATATTCATCTCGGCTTTCACAAACTTCAACACGCAGCGTGTCAACATGACCGGCTACATCGAAAAATACACCATTACCTGTTTTGCCATACTGGATATCCATACAAACAGAAAACAAATCCACCAATAGTTTTTTGTTTTGTTGTTTTAAGGCTCCTATATTATTCATCTCGTCTCTCCTTTGCCCTCGGGCGTTTGTGTTAATCTTTCAGTTTGATTGATACTCTTGCTTCCCAGCGGCATATCCAAATCTAAACGCAGCAAACAAGCTGTTGACCTGTCCGCTTTGATATATCCTTCCCTTCAGCCATAGAGATTTATCTTCTTTATCTAAAATCTCATACTTGAATATTTTATCAAAGTTATCCATTAAGTCATAATGTTCTTTTGAATTTAATAACATGCTGTCACCTTGTGTTAAACCATATTCCCGACACCGGTAAAATGGTTACTTTCTTAATTAATCTTGACACTACACTAACAGCTATATATACTCATGTCAATACCATAAACCAACAGAAAGACAAAATATGTTAAATGCGAGTGACTTCAGGGCTGAGAAGGGCCGGGCAAATCTAACGGTGAGGCAAGTAGCGGAAGGCGCAAAGATAGCCCCCAATACCATTGTTCACCTGCTGGATGATATTAAGAACGGCACGGTAACGCTGGCCAAGGCGAGGGCTGTCATGAATTATTTAAAGGTCGGGGAATGAAAAAGGTCATTATCGGTGATTGCACATTATATCATGGTGATTGTCTGGAGGCTATTCCAACACTTTCAGGTGTTAGTGACTGGATAACAGATCCTCCGTATGAAAAATCTCTTCACGATAGTAAAAACGCATTAGTGCGAAGGCTTCGCACCGACAAAGGCCCTGATTTGAAAGGCTTGGATTTTAAATCTATTGATGAAATTAGGGAGGAGTTTATTTCTTTGGCAGAAGAATACTGTCACGGTTGGTTAATTACGTTTTGCACTATTGAGGGGGTTTCCAAGTGGGCTGATGTAATCAACGATTCATCTATAAAATATAAACGTGGTTGTGTTTGGGTTAAGCCAGATTGTACACCACAATTAAACGGGCAGGGGCCAGCCCAAGGGTGTGAATGCTTTGTTGTATCGTGGAGCGGAAAGGGCCATGCTAAATGGAACGCTGGTGGCAAAAGAGGTATATATACACACAACACCAATTCCCCAACTAGAGACGGGCGGCACCCAACAGAAAAACCCGTGAGCTTATTTAAAGAAATCATAACGGATTTTGCAAAGCCAAACGGAACCATACTTGACCCGTTTATGGGTAGTGGCACCACAGGGGTATCATGTGCCAAACTAGGTCATAAATTCATTGGTGTAGAGCTTGATGAAAACTACTTTAACATAGCTTGCGAACGTATTCGTAAGGCATATGATCAACCGGATTTATTTATTAAACGACCTGAAAAAATAGAACAATGTGATATGAATTATTTAAAGGATTAAACAATGATGAACATAGCGAACATGGAAGCTAAATTGTTATATGCACAAGATGTATTATCAGGTCATCTAGGCGGTCAATTCTATGGTGGATTTAATACCAGGGTGCTTGGAGATATGAATTCTAATAAATTTATCCTTTATAGCGATATGCGGGGGTTGCATGGGTGGCAATTGGCTAACGATATGATAAATGATGGTGAGTTGTATTACGTTCACAACTTCCATGATGCGCATAGTGATTGCCCAAAAGGATCAGGATCTCCCTATGGCGGGACATGGGCCTGTAATACTTGCAACAATGATCATTTTGAGAAGCCCTGGTGGATAATTAAATTGTTTATGGATGGTAATGCATGGTGCTGTATTGGGGAAGACTTTGAAGATTTGCAAGCATCTGATAATTACGCCTTCGGAGATAGTAAAGAATCCGCTATTGATAATTATGCTAAGCTTTGGAGCAACTAAGATGAGCATTGCAGAAAATTTAGGCCGGTATACGGCGGCGTTATTATGTTATTTGTTTGCGATACCCCTAGTCGTAGTTGGCTTTGTCATTGGCTTTTGTAGTCGGCATATTATGTCAGGTTTTCTTGGCGGAGTAGCTACGGCAGAAACAGGCATTAAGGAGATATTTAAATGAGCGGGAATAAGGAAATGGAAATCTACAGTAATTCAAAAGACGATGCTGATGAGCGTATCGCCCGAATGGAACAAAGAATGATTAAAGAAAATATCAATGTTGGCTGCGATGGAGTTGCTATAGATGAGGTGGTGAGAAATGAGCAATAAATCATCCCGAAGGTCGTTAAGGAGGGGGCAGCATCCGGGTTGTTATTATGAGGGACGCTGGAAAGAATGGATTATGATTAAACGACTGTGCCGAATGAAATTCAAATTTATAAAACATGAGATTGAAAGGATGGAGAGATGAGTGAAACCGTAGATATTGGAGAGATAGGAAATTATTACGGCGGTCTAACTGTTAAATCTGAAAACAATAAATTCTATTGGTCAATTGAGAATTGGGATGGGTTTTATTGGGAAGAGATAACCCAAGGCCTATATGTTAAATTAATATTACACCAAGAAAGGCTGACAAATGAGCATTGATAACAAAGAATTAAGGTGGCTGTCAGAACAAACTATCAATGGGCCGCAGTTAGGGAGGAAAGGGCTTGCTGAGTGTCATGCCGCCATACCTATGTTGCTTGATGAGATTGAACGGCTTAAAAAAGCTTTTTTAGATATGCCAGAATTAGATATTAGCTTCGAAACACAGGAAGATATGGATAAGTGGGTTTTATGGAGGAACAAATATTTCACTAAGCAGGGAATATTGAAAAATGAGTGATAGGCAACAGCCAGAGGATGCAAAAGTAATTATTGTTTGTGCAGCTAATAAATTGGGTGACACGACCTTAATCGGCGCAAGGCACTGCGATGATATTATGCACAGCGCGGCAAGGCGCATATTTGGTAATTCAACAAAAGAATTTTTTACTAAAAGCGAGCAGGGGTTTATAGATCAGTTCTGTCGTTTTTATAACAGGCAAGAGGCTTATGATATTGTTCAAAAAAATGGACAGCCCTTTGATGCCGAGCGCAATACTATTATTGGGGAACTATACAGCGAGGGATTATACTAAGATGACAGACAAATTAACATACCTTGACCATGAGCGCATCAAAAGACTACCGCCCGGCCACCAAGTATTAAACGAACTGGCCAAGGGTTTAAAGGATGTGATGTCAGGCGAAAAGACCTTTGAGGATTTAATTACGGAGAAAGATGATGCGTGATTGGATAGCGTTGAAATTAATCATATTAGCTCGGCGGTTGACAATATGCGGGGATACGTCCGACTTACTTCGGGATGCAGAGCAACAACTAAAATGTTGGATTGAGTATAATGACAGTTAATAATCCAGCCCTAAAGACGATCACCTAAAACGCCAGTAAAATCAAGGTATTATCACCAAAACCACGCACTAAGGAGATCGGCTCACAAGCCAAGATATTTTTTAATCTCTGGTGTGAAATATTTGCTTGGCAAGCCCTTGCCCGTCATCATTAAAACGCACGCCTCTTGGTTCATCTCATAGCCAGTAACACGGGTTATCTGTCTCGATAAAGCCTTTGCCCCAATGTCCATATTTTCCATTGCACGAATAAGCTTATACCCGCTTAACGCTATTGGGGTATTGGATATCCGTATTGCTTTATCTGGAGCAACTTCTTTAACCGTTGGAAACAGCCTCTCTTGTATGCCGGATAACCTCGTATGGATCGCGCTGTAAGTTCGTGTCTTGCCAAACTCATTATTAAACAACAAGACAACTTCGTTAAGCTTCATAATGCCCTGCAACCGCTCGAGGTATGCATCTTCCTTGGCCGTCCATTTAACATATTTCCGGCATTGATTGCGGCGTAATCTAAGGCGTATCAAACGCTTTTGAACGGATGCCTCGGATCGGTATATATTAACAACTTGGCTTACACCAACGGAAAGCTGCACGCTGTCCAGGTCTTCGTTATTCTCACGTAAGTAAGCGTCTTCCAATAATGTATATCTCGGCATTGTCATGTTCCTTTCACCAATTCATGGGCGATTAATATGTTTTTAAAATTAGCGATGTTGTCAACCACATAATAATGTGCGTCAATGGCCTCAACATCTTTTTGAAACTGCTCTTGTACCGGGGACTGTTCGCCGCCTTTCTGGTCAATGATGTCCTTGCCACGCTTGCCGCGCTTATACGTGGTAGGCCGCTTAAACTCTATAAATAACATAGCCATCTCGTTAATGTTAGACATGAAGACCAAGTCAGCAACACCCGCTCTCATGCCCATGCGCTTTAACATGGCTATATACTGGGGTTTGGCTTTGCGTTCATTTGCCGTTGCCCAGAATACCACGTCCGGCTTTAAAGCGTATTGTGCATATTCAACGCACGATATTTGTAATACAGATTCCTTCATATCGCGATTACCAATACTGCCCAGAATAATATACTGACTGGTAGCCAGATGACTATGCCTCTAAATGCGTTCATTTTAAATTCCCGTTGATAAGAAAAAAACCAAAACGACATAAACATATGCCGCAACTGCTAAACTACCTAAGATATATCTGGTCATTGGTCTGTCTCCGTTCCTGTGATTATCCGTGCTTTTTGCCATTCTTTGACGGCACCCCGATGCTTTGGGTTAACCGATAAATGCAATAATATGCCTTTATCGTATGGGCTGTCGCTGTGACGTAACCGCCAGAGATTTATAACCTGTGTGACGAATGTTAGATTATTGGTCATAGTCATTTCCTTCTAGGGCGTTATGGGCAATTTTATAACTGTCTCTTTTAGCTACACAGTTACCATTAATAACCCTGTTTGTTATATGGCCATTCTCCGCATACCATCTCAGAGAAACTCTCAGCCGGTTGTTTTCAGTTTCAAGGGCATCTTCACATGGTCGAATGTTCCATTTTGAAATACACTCCTTTGCCGGGAATTTTAGCTTACCATCGGAATCAAACTCCTCCCTATCGAAAAATCTTGTGCCGCATTCAATACATTCCACAGTGTACCAAAATCTACCATATACTGAATAACCTTCATTATGGCGTTCCGTTAGTTCAGCCTTGCCACCACAAAACGGGCATGGTTTAAGTTCTTCAGTCATTTATTTAAACTTCCCACTTGATAAAATATGATATGCGTCCTGCACTAGTTGAGTGTTATTAATTTCAGGGTATGGCCCTAAGATATCAGTGATGCTATCAATGAAGGCTTCTAGTTCTTTAACTCTATTACACAGGCGATTAGCTACACATCCATTGACCATCTCAAATTCTCCGTAATCTTCTCTCATCTTGACCTCCCAGCAATAAGTTCAGTCGGTCGCCAAAGTGTTCAATCGCTTCGTGGGCACGGCGAGGAGACTTAAAATATATCGTGTTGGGAATTTCCCAGCCCGGGCACCAATCTACAGACCATGCCTCTGAATCAGTGTCTTTACGTATAAGATACTTTGCGCTGCCGTCAGACCAATCAGGTACGTAGTCTGCAAACGCTTTAAGCTCTACCATGAGCCTCAGACGGTCAAGCTCACGCTCTACGTCTTCCTTAGTACGATATATGTTGCCAAGGGCTTGTGCTGTGTTGTCAAGGGCGCAATTCATCCATATATCTTTACATATCCTACCGAAAACATCACGTGCCCAATATGCATCACCCTTACGTGGCCAGTCAGCGGCTTGAAGTCTGTTCACGCGCATTAATAATTCGTTTATTGTATTCTTTAAGTTGGCTATTTCTGTGGTTTTATCGGTCATTTTATTTCTCCGGTCTTGCAGAACTCTAAGACAATTTGAGCTGATTTACTCCAAGAGTCAGTATAAGCAGCAGCATAATCAGCACGATAGGCGGCATAAGAAGCAGCAGTATAAGCAGCATAAGAAGCATAAGAAGCATCATCGGCATAATAAGCAGCACAAGCAGCATCAGAAGCGGAATTTTCCAGATCGTCGTCCGTAGCCTCTCCTTTAGCGTATTTAAAATATACGTCTAAGTAGCCTTGTACTCTTTTATCATCAGCTAGGTGTACGACCTGTTGAGCTATTTTAGCACCCATATACACACGTTGTTTTTTATTTAGGACGCATGTTGCCCATACTAGGTCTTCGTCTCCTAAAACCTTGTGGAGTAGAGTAAAGCTAATTGGGTCGTCTAAGCCTATATTATGCTGGGAGCAATATTCTAAGCCAGCTTCCCAACTATCTTTACACGGGTCGTGGGCTTTTAGCTCGTTTAACGTTGTTGTTAATTCAGTCATTCTATTCTCTCCGGCTTATCATTAAATCTTCGTGGCGTTGGTCTAAAGCTACTTCGTCCCTAACCTCCTGCGCCCATTCAATCGCCTCATTGTATAGGTTTAACACCTCGGCCTTGCCGTCCATGACAAAGATTGTATGCAGATAATCCGCCGTATCAATATCCTCAAGGCATTCATCCCTTGTCCGGGCCGTATCCGTAAATGATATAATTCCATCACCGTCATAAACGTTTACATAATAATATTCTGGGTGCCAATACATGCGCAATTTCTTTGGCAGCTTGTAATCATTCATATACTGGTCGCGGCTAATCATCATGCTACAATCGCCTTGTGTGCGCCCTGTAACAACCAGCGCGGAGTGTTTTCCCCGGTGTGCTTCTATAGCGTCTATAATGTATGTCATGTCATTTCCTTTGTGGTTGATTTACCTAGAATATAAACGCTATTTATAACACTGTCAACATGTAATTATAAATAATACAAATATATTATTGACGTTAATATCTGTATTGTGTATAAAGTATTTAACTTAAACAGGAGGTTTACATGAAGACACCCGGCCAGATAGATTATGAGGCGGATTGCCAAAAAACGCCGTTTTATCACGATGGAACCAAACGACCTGCATGGCATAGGTTGGAGGCTTTGTCTCGCTGGTCATGGGATAGACGGTATTCAACGGAACATAAAAATGAATGAAATTAATATTTATCTATTGACTTGTTATTTATAGCGTGTATATTGGAACAATGATGATTAAACAAATACGAAATAGTCTAAAACTAACACAAGCGGAGTTTGCCAATATCCTTGGTATGACGCAAGCAAATTTATCGCGGTTGGAAACGGGTTATCACAAACCAACGCCCGAGGTTGCAATCAAGATTGAAAACCTGTCGGAAGGCGCGGTGCATCGGTCAATGTTGCGACCGGATATATTTGAATCTCGAAGCCCTCGAGATAACTAGGGCCAGTAGCGTATCGCCCGTTTTTTATTTAAAGGAATGAATAATGAAGTTTGATATTCTTAATAGATTCACCGGAATGGTGAAATTTACAGCTGAAATAGACTGTGAAGAAAAAGCCCTAAAATCATTAAAGCTTGGCCTCGCAGTGAAGTGGGCTATCGCAAATAAGGCCAACCTGACAGGGGCTAACCTGACAGAGGCTAACCTGACAGGGGCTAACCTGACAGAGGCCAACCTGACAGGGGCTAACCTGACAGAGGCCAACCTGACAGGGGCTAACCTGACAGGGGCTAACCTGACAGGGGCTAACCTGAGAGGGGCTAACCTGACAGAGGCTAACCTGACAGAGGCCGACCTGACAGGGGCTAACCTGAGATGGGCCGACCTGAGATGGGCTAACCTGACAGAGGCCGACCTAACAGAGGCTAACCTAACAGGGGCCGACAAATGTTCACATGGCCCTGCAATCATAACTATGCAGCCTATTTGTATTTATTCGGGGTTGCGCTGGCCTGTAATGATATTTGATGATTATATGTTAGTCGGGTGTGAGCTTCACCCCCTGTCCGACTGGCAAGGATTTAGCGATCGGCGAATTTTAGAAATGGACGGCAAGGACGCTGCGATATTCTGGAAAACAAATAAAGAATGGTTGCTAGGCCTAGCAAAAAGCAACGGGCGGTCTTTTGTTGAGCCAAAAGAAAGGAATGAATAATGACTGAAACTATAAATAAATGGCTTCCAATAGACACCGCGCCAAAGGACGGAACTTCAGTTCTTTGCTACAATGCTAAAAAGGATTTCCAGGCTGTAGATTGGTGGCGGACAAAAGATGTAAATTGTAGCTATATAGGCTTCGGTAAACAGAATGATAAGTATTGGCCACACACACACTGGCAGCCCCTACCCACACCACCGGAGACAAAATAATGACTGAAACACCTGAAAAGGGATTAACTGGATTAGATTTATTACGTGCGCCGTTCCCCGCTCATTTAATAGGACGCTTACCAAAGCCTACCAAAAAGCAGACGGAAGACGTTAGGGCTAATTATAACAACGGCATTAGATGTTCTGAATGCGGTGGCTGGCATCATAAGAATGTTGTTCATTTAGATTATGTTGGTCATGCCGCCCTAACTGACAGGTTGCTGGATTGTGACCCAAACTGGAACTGGAATCCGTTAGCACTTAATGAGCAAGGGCTGCCCGGTATGAGTCCGGACGGTATGTGGATACAGCTAACGGTATGCGGTGTTACACGGATAGGCTTTGGGTCGGCTGAAGGAAAGCACGGAGGAAACGCTATCAAGGAAATTATTGGCGATGCTCTTCGGAACGCCGCTATGCGCTTTGGAGCGGCCTTAGACTTATGGCACAAGGGTGATCTGCATGAAGACTCTATAGAAGTAAAGCCTGAATGGCGGGGGCCTATAAAGAAAACCGCGCTCAAGCAAATAATTCGTGATTTAACGAACGAGCTTAATTTGCTAACAGAACGAGATACCTTAGAGCATTTGCAAGGCTTGTGGGGGGATGCCAAAGAGGCTTTGGTGCAGTCTCGGATAGACATGCCTGATTGGTTTGTTGAGGTTGAAAAGGCAAAAGATGCTGCCAAGGTTAAAATCTCGTCTGGTGTGGAGAAATGATTTTAAAGACATTCCGCGACCCGAAATACATAGCGAGCTTCAAGGTACCCGGTGAACACCATTGCTTGCTCACAGGGGCGGATATGCCGGACGGTGCGCATATACGTTATGGGTTTCACGGTATGGGTATAAAGCCGGGGGATAATTTGATAATTCCACTGGCACATAGTCTACATGCGGAACAGCATCAAACGGGGGAAGTAGAATTTTGGCGGGAAAATTGGTGGGAATTATTATACCTCGGGAGAGGGATTGATTTTGTAGAATTGTGGGAAGATGCCGAACAAATAGACAACGACATCATGGATTATGTCAAACACGTAGCGCGTGATTATTACGCAGAATGGAAGGAAAGAAAATGAATAAAGATGAATTAAAGACTTTTGCGGTGCAGTTTGGAAAGAGCATGGCAGTTGCCCGCAAAAACAAAGGGATGTCTTTCAAAGACTTGGCCAACAAGACGGGTAGCAGTAACGTGCTTCTTTGGAAAGCAGAAGCAGGTCAGGTGAGTGTTGGGTGCGTAAGGGCGATTAAGATTGCAGAAGCATTAGACCTAGATATTTATTCTATGTATCAGATTAAAAATAATTGACATACGGGAAGATAGGTGTAGAATAGAATTACGCCCATGTGGTTATTCTCGGTAAAGGTTTCCACACAGGCGCATTAGAAATATTGGCAATAGTATAACATAACAATAATTGCTGGTCAACCACACAAAATCCTTCCGAATGCCATTTTAATTGGGCTTAAACTAATTATGGCTACCAGGTGTGACCCGCACCTGCCTAGAGCTTGCGCTCGAAGCGATATACAGACAACAACGTACGATAACTATGTGACCTCGACAATACGGAGGGAATCGGCGACTGATCCACGAAACGGATGTCTGGTAAATGGTAGCTTAAACAAGCAAGGCCTCAACCGTGTGATACATGTTATCGGGTTTCACGGGTAGAAGACCTATGTCAAATAGAAAGGAATGAAATATGAGTAAATTGCTAACAGTGCTAGGAGTGCGGGGCGGGGGGTACAGTTCAATACTTGAATGTAGGGAAGAAGGGGGATATGGAACTATCTTGGTAAACCCTTTCGTAGGGTGCGCAGTTGAGGTATCAGAGGATATATCTGTGAAGGATTATGCTTTAGTTGCAGAAAAAATGGTAGGGAAAAAATACTTACTAACATCATCGCATATCTTCGAGCCGGAATATCTCCCAAACGAGGGTGAATTCACTGAAATTAAAAACTGTGGTAATGCAAAAGTAAAGGAAGAACAATGATAGAGATTATATTGGTGGCCTATTTTGCAGGTTTCATTGCAATGTACTTAGCGGCATATATCCACATAGATGATAAAAGTCTGTCGATACAAGATCGGTATCTTCTTATAAGAGTCAGCGCTATCTGGCCGTTAATGTTGTTGGGGGCGGCTTTAGAGACGTGGGTTGATATATTTTCAGTAAAGGAATGAAATATGAGTGATTTTGAACCAGAGTTAGGTCAAATGTTCTTTGGGCAACCTTCCAAAAAATATGCACTTTCTGAAATAACAGAGGCTGCGTTGATAAGTATAAGTACAGAACTTGAAAGGGTTATGTGGAATATAAAGCAGAGAGCGTATGAAAGTCCTTTTTATAATACTGGCAATGTATTTGAATGTGACACATTTAAAGTACATGCTTATTCATGGAGCGATGATGAGCAGCCATGGAACTTCCTATGGAAAGACATTGAGATAAGTTGGTACAAGTGTTGTGGGCGAGGGGCATCGTCTTCCAAGAAAATCACAGCAGATATGGCCTCTGAAATGCTTGACGATTGTTTAAGGGCGGTAAGAAATTACAAATATGTTTCAGAAGGGAAAACTCGAAAATGAGCATGAAGATGGGGCCAAATCTTAAAAAGTTTATGAATATGTTAACAAAGAAGGAATTGTCTGACACCCGTCAACGCTTGAAAGACAGTGAGGAAGGTATCGCCATTATGGGCATTGATTTTGCAAATAGAGAAAGTATCGGCGTAGAATCAATTGGGCATTTCAAGAATGGTAAAATAGTGATTACAGACACCAAGGAAGTTAAATATCCTTATAACGAAAGGAAGAACAATGAGCGGATCAGTAAATAAAGTAATTTTAGTTGGTCGATTATGTCAAGACCCCACAACACGCAATACACAAGCCGGCAGCCCTGTCGTTACCCTAAATGTTGCTACTAACGAAACATGGAAAGACAAAGCCACTGGGGAGCGTAAAGAGCGGGCTGAATTTCATAGGGTCGTGATATTCAACGAACATCTGTGCAAAGTTGCAGAGCAATACCTGCGGAAAGGATCATCTCTTTATTTGGAAGGTTCTGTACAGACCAGAAAATGGACTGACCAGTCCGGCACAGATAAATACACCACGGAGATTATCTTGCAAAAGTTCAAGGGTGAATTGGTTATGCTTGGCAAAGCGGAGGCCAGTGATAAACCCGACCGGGAGAACTATGCTGGTGTGCCTGATTTAGATGATATGGTGCCTTTTTAACAGATTTATTTCCCCACCTTTGAAAGGTCTTGGCCGTGACCTGTATTGTAAATGCGCAAGTTAACGTGATTGGGGATTGTGTCAATTATCACGAATTTACGAAACGGCCACTTAAAGGAGAAGATGATGATAATTCGCACGCCAGAAGATAAACACCTTTATTGCAAGTTCGTGCAATCTCTCGACCTGTCAAAGCCGTGGGACATGTCAGCGAAGGTCTATGTTAAAAAGCGTACGGTTGCACAGAATAGTATTTATTGGAAGTGGAACGGCATCTTAGGTCAACATGTAGGCGAGACATCTAAAGGCATACACATCGCTTTGATGGATGAATTGCTACCACAGAAATTTGAGGTGGTTATGGGCAAAGAGCGTCCCGTCCCAAAGACCACAACTACATTAAACGTGATAGAGTTTATGGAATATCTAAACCATATATACAGGTTTGCGGCAAGCTTTCACGGCGTGATATTACCTATACCGGAGGAAATGGCTTTAAACACATAAAGGAATGAAATGATTGATAAATTGGAGAATGATGATGATAATAAAATCAACGATGCCCACTAACGTAGAACTATTAAACGTAACTAGTTTTGCGCTGGTGTATAATGATCTACGTTATATAGTTAGCTTCTATTCGGGCGAAAATACAACGACTCCGATAGCGAATATAACAGTAGAGAATTTTAGTGATTTGCCCGAGAGAGTGAAGGACAGAGTTATGGCTCAATGGTTTGAAATAAACCGGGATGCAACATCCAGAACCATTAACAGGATGTTAATATAAGTATAAAGGAACGAAACATGAAAATAAGTATAGCCGAAAGTTTAGGCCGATATACAGCAATGATGTTATGTTATTCATTCGCGGTGCCTTTGGCGGCGTTTGGGTTTGTTGTTGGATTTTGCAGCTACCACATTTGGGCGGGAATTATTGGGGGGAAGAATACAGCTAAAACCGGTATAGAGGAAATATTTAGATAAATTGGAGAAATTAGAATGAGCGATTGTCCTTCAAAATTGAGATGGCACCTGTCTGGCATGGTTTGGGACTTTTCAATGATATTGCCTTACGGGAAAATTCAGTTATCTTTAATCGGATGGTCAGGTTGTCGTTTTGCTTTCGCAACGTATCAAGAAATGGTCGATCATTATAAATATATGGAGACACACAAAAGGGCGCGCTTCTGCCGTTTTTACGTGTGGAAAAGGAAAATAAATAATGTTTAATATAAACGGATTACCTGGATGGTCAGAAGGACAAATTGAACTCCGCGAACAAACCATCACCAATATACATCGGCATGTTAAGTCCATTTTATTGCGTACTAATCCGGCATGGCATATGATGCGGGTTGAAACACCACTGTTAATGCCTGACACCATGATAAGCAATTCATACTCAACGGATGAATATTATTCTGTTGGAGAGGGCCTTGCACTACGTCCTGAAACCACGGCTGGTTCATACGAATTTATCAAAAAGCTTTTTGACAACCAACCAATGAAGTGGCAAAAGCCGCCTATATGTATCTGGCAATCAGGTAAATCATTCCGTAAAGAGCAAGACCAGCCAAGCAAATATTGCCGCTTTAAAGAATTCTATCAGTTAGAGTTTCAGTGCATATATAACAAAGACTCTAAATGTGATTATCACACGGAGTTAGTTGAAGGTTTGGGGAAAGCGTTCTTGAATTCGCGAACTGTGGCATCTGATAGGTTGCCGGCATACAGTGCGATAACAACCGATATAGAGCTACCCTATAAAGGGCGATGGATGGAGATAGCCAGTATATCAAAAAGAACGGACTTTGATAATAAGCATGATGTTGTTGAGGTTGCTTTTGGGCTGGATCGTCTGGTTTTAACGGCTGGAGTTAAGTAGGCTATCTGACGCTGGCTATATAAAAGACTTGCTTGCAACACATCAACATCAGATAGCCGCCATAGTATATACGAAAAAACTAACTTACGATGAGGTTAGTATGGTTTATTTGTGTTGATCTGTCAAGGAGGCAATCTTTAGAAGTTCTCTAGGGCAACGAAAAGCACGGCAGAAACGCCACCAAGGGTAGCCGCTAGACCATCATAACCGGCAATGCCAATAACTCCAGTGAGTGTTAATGCAAAAATAGCACCGCCACAAGCAAGCGTGACAAGTCTAAATATATTTAAGGCAGTTAATTTTTTCATTTTATGAGTCTTGGGTTTTAAATCTCATTCTTTAGCACCTTTGGCCAATGAGATTAGTATGGATCATTAGCTTCCGCCCCATCCTTCATGCAAATAAGTCATAAGATTTTCCTTTTTATAGTCTTCAGAGGGTAATAGGTGGGCGTTTAGATATAGCATCTCAGGAATAAGTTCCAGCAAATATGTTTCCAATTCAGGGAGCGTTTCTGCTTCAGCGCACAGACCTGGAATATCGGACTTAATAACGGCCCAGACACCAGCTTCAGCATCCCAAATAACGATTATTTTATTGTTTATCATTCTTTCCAACATTTTGTATTCACCTTTTATTATTCTGCCAAAATCCTTAACGTGGAGATATGGGGAGTCCATAAATAACCCGGATTTTAAAGGTGTCGAATTCGACAGGTTTAGAAAAGAATCTGGTTTTAACGGTTGGGGTCAAGTAGGCTAAACAAGGATATCAACGCCTTCCTTGGCCTGTTCCTCGATAGTTTTATTGTGTCGCCGTAATTCTTGTAATTGCTTGTGTTTGGAGTATGAGTTCCAGAAGCCAAAGCACAGAAAGCCTATCACGGTTATAACAGAGACAATGGCTGTGATGAATGGTTGCCATTCGGTTATCCAGCCTGTAACGCTTGTGGTAGCCGCCGCAGCACCCAGTGAGGTAGCTGCATTGCCAATGTTAATCTTTGTCAGAACGGTCATTTAACTATTTTCTTCCATAATGTAATCAAGCATTGTTTTAACTCTTGCCATTCATCGGTTTTGGTTATTCCTGCGTACAGCAATATCATTATCACTATGTCTACCAGAATAAGTATTACTGATAAATTCGAAGCAATATCTTCCTCCACGATTAACCCCTTTTAATATAGTTAATAGCATGAGGCCATACAGCATATTGATAGCTATCTCATAGTTATCATATATTAAACCAGCGGTTAACAAAGTATCCACGGCGATAAACCCCACAAGAATTAATGGTTGAATGACCTTTTGAATATGTCTTTCACCAAAGGCTAGTATACCTATAATTGTGAAGACATTTATCAATGTGATGGCGGCGGCGGATGCAGACGGATCGGCGGTCAACATCCAGTCATATAAAATAAGTCCCATACCTAAATTAACAACCATACATAAACATATCATACGTGTATCTTTCGATACCGCTGATAAGATAAAGGCTGCTAACAAAATATATGTCATTTGGGTTTATTTGGCTTTGTTGGTTTTGGACGATGTGCCATTGTAAGTCTCCTTGTCTTGCTGTTTATAGATTTCAATTGCGTTGTAGAGGGAGTTTATCACACTTAAAAGATGTTCTCTATATATTTCATCAAGTTTGTTGTCTTCGATAGTCCGGCATACCATGGCCACATTGCAGAAATCCGGGTTTTGAGTATCCTCACAGATTTCCTGATATATCTCAAAGGTTTCAGTTGTTGCTATGATTGTCTGGATTTTCACTGGCTTTGGCATTGTTAGCACCTGCGGATGGTATAAGGTCTTTTCCACTATCTGCGGTACTGGGACAATCCTCTCTATAGTAGAGCCGGCACATCCACTCACGATAACGAATGTTGATAGACTCCCCCACTTCAAAAGGTTTTTTAACAGCCCGTTCAAATAGGAATCTGTTTTGCTTTTGTAGCTCTGCAATACGGTCATCTCGGGCACCCAGTTCATTAGTGATATTTTTAACATCGTTTTCGTGGAGAATGTCTTTTTTTAGATTGTCAGCCTGAAGCTCTTTAATGGTTGCTTGTGAAGATACGTTGATAACTTCCATCTTGCCAAGCGATGTACGAAGCTCTATCACAACCCGCTTTTCGATATCCCACATCCACCACAGATATCCACACAAAGCGGCGGCGCCAAGCATTAACGCGCCTTTAATACCAAGCTTTGCAATGAGGCCACCAGCTAATCCAAGCATTAAACCTGACCTTTATCGTGTATGACTTTGCCGGCTACCATGATAGCGACAATGCCAGTCACCATGCCACCGCCAGATATAACGAGTGTTTCAGTAGCTTTACCCATCATAAGGCCAACACCTCCAAGGGCTACCATGGCGGCACCTAGGCCCCATGTATACCAAGCCATTTTGGTGCGACCTTCCCACTTTCCGGTATGGGTCATTTTACGTTTGGAGTTTTTAGTGAAATAAACCTAAACAACATTCTAACCATTCCCATAGCGCCTTTTTTGCTATCAGGAATAGCATTGGCAATCCGCTCTGAAAACAATACAACAATAATTCCAATTAGTATCAAGTTAAACATAATTCATTCTCCTTATTTAATATCAAAAGCCATATTTCTATTGCCCGTTCGTTTGTAGCTGACATGACACCAACCGCTGGAAGGAATGCCGGGCTTATAAAATTCCAAAATAAGCTGGTCGTATTTAAGATTATCACGTATCCAGTTGAAAAGGTCAAGGTTGTCCACCCCGGCAACCTCAAAATCAACCGCCTCACCCCGTGTATGCTGGCTGGAATCCTTTGACCCTATCCTGCGGTTTAATTCCAAGCACCTAAAGCCACTAGAAGGGGTCATAGAGCGATGGTAGTTAGCCCGGACAGGCTCAAGTACCTTTTCACATAACAGGCGTAAATTCTCTATTTGTGCGGGGTTGGGCGTGTTGTCGATACCATGCCGCAAAGCTGTGGCAGACTTGGTTAATTCCGATAGGCTGAAATGTGCTGATAGTTTCATGTTATTGCCTTAAAAAATAGGTTATCTTTTGAGATATTAATCTCAGCGGCCAAGGCCTTTTTGGTGTGTTCAAACTCAATCCGGTTTAAAACAGGGCGTAAGAGATTAAAAAGCCAGAAATCATAAATATGGATAACCGCAGACAGGACAATATCAGGGTCAAATCCAAGCAAGGCGGATCCGTGTTGGTCAAGGCTGATAAGCTGGTTTTTATGATATTGACCGGATAAACCTAATATCTTAGACGCTGCGAAACCAACACCCCATAAGATAACACGTCCTGTCAATAACGGCACCCAGTACGGGATTAATCCAAAGAATAAGCCTGTCAGAATAATATGTCCCTTAACAGGTATCTTATTCATGGAAGCTGCCATAAACACAATGCACTAACTCATGGCCCCATGTTGTCATCTGGCTGTTGTCTGTAGCTGATTTAAGCTTCACAACGTGAATTTTACATTTAGCTGGATCGTTAGCTGTCCATGCAGACCAACCCATTAAGTCTTTTTCTTTACTGCCGTCAAATCCCTGTCTGGCCTTTCTCATAGAGGCTTTGTCAGGATAAACATATACTGTTATTTTCTGTACCTTGCCACTGCGGTCAAAGTCTTTGGGGATTGGTTTATCTTCACCGCAAGAAGACAATAATAGTATTAAGGGAATTAGTATTAGTTTGTACATTAAATTGGCCCTCTTTCGAGATCGACAGATACATTATTTGAATATACCGTAACTCCTCCCGCAACGACCCTACATCTAAAGATAGAGCTGTAAGTGCCATCAATATTAATGCGGAATTTTGTGGTTGCGGATGATGGAAAATTAATCAATATTTCAGTATCCCCAGAAACCCTTTGCCACGTATATGCGTAACCGCTACCTCCTACAGGGGTGCAAGTAACATCATTGACGGTTTCGACCGTTCCAGAAATCCCCGCCCCTGTCAATGAGGTTCGATTAAGGCTAGCCGATGCCAAAAGACCGCTGAAGAACTCTTTCCAAACACCAGCATCCTTAATATATCCGGTTTTTACAGTTTTCCAAACACCCGCATCTTTAACAAATAAATCGCTGAATTGTTTCCAGGCACCGCCGTCTTTAACATGTCCTGTCATAGTTTAAACCTTATACCAAATATCGCCGTTTGAACCGCCTGAAGGTGAAGAGGTTGAAACCGTTCTATTGCCGTTTGCATTGGTTGGAATGGAAGTCAACTGACTCCAAGGATGAGTGTGAGAGCTAGGAGTAAAGGTCGAGGGTTTGCTGGTAACTTCTGACCAAGTCGGCCAACGTGTCGTATAAACAGGCTCTCCCGTTACATCGGCCCATACATGGCTATGGCTGGAAGGTGTGAAGGTCGAGGGCTTGCTTGTTACCTCCGACCATGTTGGCCAGCGTGTGGTGTATACTGGTTCCCCGGTAACATCGGCCCAAGGATGAGTATGCGCACTCGGTGTAAAGGTAGAGGGCTTCCCTGTTATTTGCGCCCATGTTTGATTATCAACCGCAAAATTCAGCTTACCAGACGTGTACGAAACAGTTAGCCCCGTCTCGGTATTGCCTGAAACCATTCCCCCGGTAATGTCTTGAATTATATTTTCAGGAATAGCCGATATGTTTGCAGTCAACAAAGACGTGTAAACCGTGATAGATTCATTGATCAGTGTGCCACTATCTAAAACTACTGTGACAGTCGTATCCCCGGCACTATAGCTGGAGGCTGTTATTTTAGCGTATACCGTGGCAGTTCCTACAATTTTAACCCGGCGATCAATATGGTAATGTGCGGTGCTATCGTTGCCTGTAATCTTAAACTTGGTACTGGAAACATAAGACGACGTGCCGGCTTTTGTCCCGTCCTTATATTCAAACCACGGGAACCCGTTGGCTAGTATTCTGGAGGAGGCCATCATAACACGCATTGTATCGTTAACGCTGGACGGGGTCATTCCTTCAGGCGCACCATTAGGGGCCGGGCTGTTATTTTCAGAAGCGATTATTGAGTAATTTGATACTGTCATTATTCATCTCTTGTATTTTATGTAAAAACTGTTATCATAGAACCTATGGAAGATTTATTATCAAACCCGTCTATTAGAATAGTTATTGCTGGTGTTGTTGTCGGTATCGTTGGAGCTTGGGTTGAATCCTTTAAGCAAAAACGCAGAGACCGCGAAAACAACAAATAATTATTGCCCAGAGACAGCTAACGTTCCCCCTAAAATGCCTTGCAATTGCGGGTATTTCAGCAACATTTTTGCGAGTTCTGGTGCACCTTTAGGGCGTTTGGTTAATAGCCCTGTTAGAGCCTTACTCCCCACACCGGAAAATGGAAGACTTGCCGCAGCCGCTGACATAGCAGCGGTTGGCTCAATCGCACCCAATGCCATTGCTGAGGTTAATCCCCGTGTGACGGTTCCACTGTCCGCAACTTTTGACGGTAATACCTCTCGCCCTGCGTCAGATAAATCCTGCATTAAAGCTTTGCCTCTGGCATAGGCTTGCTTGCGACCGCTATTATCCCCGGACCGCACCGCAGAAGCTAGTTGACTAGGGGAAAAAACCCCGCTCTCGGCACCTAATGAGGAGGCTGCCTTTTCAACCCTAGCAAGATTAGCAAACGCTGTATTAACCGCTTTAAGCTGCCCGGCATATTTCGGGTTACTTCTTTCGGTTACTTGCCTCAATAAGGATTGGGCCTCTTTTAAACCATCGGCCAAGAACTTCTGGTCAGGGTCAAGGCTTTTCCCATACCGCTTAATTAAACCACCCAACTTGCTTTCAACATGCTTCATGGTTTGGCCCGACATACCGCCGCCACGAGAAAACCGTCCGATAACATCCTTTTTCACAAAGTTAATAAGCTGTTTAGTTTGCTGCTCGGGCAAGTCTTCTGCCATCAAAAGAACTTGTTTAATACCATCTGAGAACTCTTTATCTGCCTTAACGGATAGTCCGGGCAGTAAGTCATCATAAGTCTTGCTGATAGTGGATGCAGCAAATGCCACAGCATCGCGGCCCAAATCAATGCCTTTGCCAAGCTTTTTACCAATTGGCTTTAAAGCGCGGTTTATAGCGGCCTCATTTAATCCGGCAATACTGGAAGCTTGATTTTCTTTGATAATGTTACCAACTATTGGGAGTGATGTTAAGGCATCCTCAACCCCCTTAACGACTCCACCAGACGCTTGCCCCGGTGTTAAAGGAACACCTTCAGCTAAAAGCGTTTTAACAGATTGCTTGATTTTAGGTGAAATAACACGGGATAACCCTCGCATTGCCGTTTCACCAACCTTACCCCCTACAGCACCCAGCCCGGCATCCATTGCAACACCCGGAAAAGTATCTGAATTTGTCAACAACGCTCCTGTTGCAGCACCTTGTGCTAAAACACCGCCGGGAACAAATGCCGCTGGCAAAGAGCCTGTTATTTCCCCTGCCAAGACTCCGCCGCCAGAAGGAACAACGCCCTGTTGTTCTTGCTCCGCCATATGCTGGTCTAGCATTCCCTGCCATTCAGAAGGTGGAGGGATTTTAGAGCCGGCGAGTAAAGATGTAACCCCTTCAATAGCATCATCAAAGCCCATATATTCAGCACCGGATTGCAACGCCCGTCCCACATTGATAGCGGGTTTGGCAAGGCCTTTTTGGAAACCAAGCCCGAAACTTTCTTCGTATGGTGGGACTATAGCATCCCGCTCGGCCTTCCTTTGGTCGAACCGTGTCATCATCTGGTCATTGGTCATTTGCATGGGATCTTGTTCCCATGGGGTTTTTGTGCGCTGTTCCCCACCTAATTGCGGGGCCTCTTCCCATGGGTTCATGGTTTTTGTCTCCTGACACCGTTAGGATCAATAAATATCGCTCCGCTTGGTAATCCATAATAATCATTGGCATTTTTAATCTGCACAGGGGGGTTGGCTTTATTTGTTGCCCTTTCCGCTCCACGCTTGATAATTCCCTGAAATTCCCTAGCCGCTTTGACAAAGGCCTCTTCCGTAATAGCCAGCTTCATTCGGGAGATAGCATTTTCAGCTTTAGTCCCTTCAACTTCAGTAATTTGGCCACCGCCCTTCAGACCCTGATAGGCCTCCATGAACTGCTTGCCCTTCATTTGGTCAAATCTGGATTTAAAATCAAGTGCCGGGCCGCGCACAATCGGCGTTCTGCCATCCATCGGGCCGACAGAATCTCTAAATCCGGGATGCTCCGGGATACTACCGTCTTCGCTACCAACCATTTCATCTATAAGCCTGACACTTTCGGCGGCTGAATCAATCAATTTCGGTAGTTCTTGCTGGGCATTATATATCGTTTCTGCTTCAAGTTTACCCCTTACCTCCGCTCCTTTTAGGTTTGCTTTGGCTTCAGATGTCTTATCAAAAGTCGTTAAGGGCGTTGTGGTGGGTGTGGTTGATCCGGGGGCTACATTAACCAATGTAGGGACGCTATTAACGTCTGTTACCTTATTCATACCAGACCGTTTCATAAGCAAATATCGTTGCTGGTCTTCTGGTGATAATGCATTATACGAGTTCCACTCTTGCACACTGGACGGGGTTGATCCGGATTTATGTCCCAGCCCGTAATAACTGGTTTGTGCTTGCTTAAGTGCATTCGAATATTCATCATTTTGCTGTTGACGCGCAAGCTGACCATCCCGCATTTGTTGCATAAGCTGCATTTGCTGCATTTGTTGTTCATATTGGCCACCAGCATAAGCAGCCTCTCCTAAACCTTTACCACTGGATAGACTAGCCGCAGCCGCCATACCATAAGGGCTTTGGGTGAATTTTACAGCTTTACCGAAAATATCTTTAAGTCCGTTGCCTATATCTCCAAATAATCCGCTCATCCGTAAAACCCTCCACCGCTTGGGCCATTATATGTTAACTTTGGGAACATCCCCCCCGCCGGGCCACCACCACCCATAGCAGACATTCCCGGCATACCTCCGCCACCGGGCATCCCCATCATTTGGGTTGCCATATTTAATCCACCCATAATGCCGCCAACTATTGGGCCTAAACCACCTGTTTTTTGCACGGTGTTGCTCGTTCCTTGTGATTGTCCCCCAGCGTTACCGTATCCTAATGCAAGCTGTGAGTATTTGGACAGTCTATCCCATGGGTTATTCTGTGCAAAGTTAAACCGGTTCATCTTGTCTTGTAAATGCTGTCCAGATTTTAACTCTTCCAAACCTCCAGCTTTAGCCAGTTGAGCAATATCATAATAATCCTGATTAGCGGCTTGTGGGGCAAAGAACATGGAGCGCATTTGGTTTTGACGCTCTTGATTGTAATCACGGCTTAATGCATTCGCGCCCTGCATCTGGAAGTTTTTATTCGCACTATCCAACTGCCCAAACAACCCGGAGGCTGCCATTTTGGTTGCCGCTTCATTTTGTGCCGCTGTAGAGCCGTATTTAGCCCCTGCTACCTCTCTGCCCAAGTTAGCCTCAGTAACGTTAGACTGTCGGTCTGTAGCACCCATTCTACGGGCCATATCCGTGTCATAACTTGATTGCAAGCTGTTCGCGGCCATTAGTTGGTTGCGCCGTTCTTGATTATAAGCGTTGCCGTATAGGTTATTGGCAATACCACCAAGGCTATCGGTTAAAGTCCCTTGATGTGCTTCAGAGCCATACCGCCCAGCCCGTGAAAACAAGCTGTTTGCCTTATCGCTTACTTTGTTTGATATAGTGTCAAAAGTTTTATCTAGGTACGGGTTTTGTCCAACCATATCACCCGCCGCTGTTGCTGTGAGATATTGCTGGGCAGGGGTGCTTTGTGCGCCCGTAAATGCCGAATAATCTGCGTTGTTACGAACTCCGCCATCCTGCATATTTTGATAAAAAGCTTTTGACGGGTCATTATAGTTGTTGGCGATATTTGATACCGTGTCATTTTTATAATCACCGCTATTGGTGAAATTCTTATAGGTGGATGATGCAGGGTTTTTACCAAACATCTTGCCACCCAAGGTATCCAGCATTTGCCGATTAGCGAAATTCATCACCGGGGAGCCATTTAAAGCCCGTTTTTTAAGCATACCAATCGCTTGATTGCTGGAATCCGAATAAGGAACCACCGTTGAATCCGGGAAATATTGCGACCCGGCCCCACTATTAAAGGTCTTTTTGGCCTTGCTCATAACATCCTTGATAAATGGTTGAGCGGGTGCCCATGGATCACGGCTTTGTTTAGTCTCAGTTTTGGTTTCTTTAGTACTACTCACAGTGATTTCTCCATGATGATTTTTTCCAGTTTATAACTTGTTAATTTCTTTCGCCACCCGGGACGACCCTGCATACGCATTCTTTTCGCCCCGTTTTCCTTGGCCCATTGCTCTATAATTGGCAGGAATGAGACTATTTTATCAACATCCTGCCCGGCACATAGCTCAATATTACAATTGCCGTTTTTATAAATTCTCGTAACGCAAACACTTGTGATATCGTTACAGCCCGCTACCCATAACTGGGAGCCGCTATGTAAATCATCAAATACACCGTCTAAAGTCAGGTTATTAAACTTATCACACCCACGCTTGATAATATCAGCCACAAGAGGCCATATATCAATAATTTGATCTCGCCGAACACCCGTAAAGGCTATATCGTTACCCATGCCGTGCCTGTATATATAATATTAAGTACACCATAAGCCGTGTTGATTGTCTTGCTTGCCCCGTCAATATTGCCTGTAATTGTTATAACGGCGGTGCCTGTTTCGTCTTTAATAATCAATCTCCGACCTTCCACGCCACCAGCCAAGGTTATGGTGCAGGAAACGGTCGCTCCTAGGTAATAATCACCATCTTGCACAGTATACGTCCCTGTAACAGCCCTCCGGCTATTGTATCTATTAACCCATTGGATTACTTGGTTTAGGATACCAGCGGACGACCTGACCCATTCAATTGGGCGTGAGGATGAGGTGGCGATTGCGCGGAACATTAAAATTTACCTGTTTTCTCGGCGGTTACTTTGAACCCCTGCGCCGCCGTCCAATCCGTAATACAAAACTGAAACCTGTGATACCGATTATTATCGACAAAGGGAGCAAATCCCAAAGTGTTTGTTGTAACGCTGCCTGTATAGGTTGGTGTGACTTGAAATGATGCTCTTGAGCCTAATTTAATACAAACCGTCCCGGATATTTCCGGCCATACTTCCGTGACCAACGTACGCTGCCCCGGCATTAATTGACTTTCGCCTGTTTCTATTGTTGCGGGCAACGGTGTGCCGGTGAAATATGCCAAGGTATGTGAGGTGTTAAAAACAGATAGCACCAACGATCCACCCTGCCAAATACGGCTATCCAAAGAGGCTGGTAATGTTTCCATCGTACCAAAACTATCAAGCTCTTCCAGCGTGTACCCCTCAGACAAAGACGTATATATAAATTCATGGTTTAATGATACTTCAGCCCATTTATCCTGCACCCAACTATAGATTATAAGCTTGTTAGGTTGACCGCCTGTATTACCCGTTCCAGCGTACGACCATATAACCAGTTTGTTAATAGGATCAATAGCCGCTGTTATCTTGTAAAGATACGTGTTGTCTAGGTCTTTATAAAACGTCTTGTCAATACGCTCTGCCCCAATGGGGTGGGACTGGGTGCCGTCATTATAATAAAAACCGTTTTCTGACAGGAAATATGTCTTATTGCCGTATTTAGCTATTGACCCCGAAGCCACACATCCAATGCCTGTTTCCAGTGTATCAAAGGTAAATGTCAATGGTGGGCCAACATATTCCATGCGGGTTATCTGGTCTTCTTGAAAGACTAAGCCAAACTCTCCTCCAACCAAGCCCGTGACTTCGCCGCCACCTGGCATTAGCTGACTGCCGGATTCTTTCGTGCCGCCCGTCCATTCGACAATATCATTTAATCCAGACCACTGTAATTTATTAGCCCCTGTATTTAATGAGCCAAGAACAAGAAAATCCCGGACAATGGCAAGGTGCTTTGCACGAGGTGGGGTGCCTCCTAATGCAGTGAAGCTGCTATCTGCCGCTATGTCAAACTTCTGGATAGGGTCACTGCCGTTACTGGCAATAACGTTGCTTCCAAAGCGTTCAAATACCCACCTGCCCTCTGCCGGGGTTATAAAGCCTGTTCCAACGTCTGCCCATGTGCTTGATGTCATTCTGTGAAGTTTGTTTATTGTTCCGGCAAAGTTAAATGCGTCTCCTGCATCGTTTTTTAAAGCCACAGCACCCAAAACATCGTTTGGCAAGGCTGTGCCATAGGTAATCAGGTCATTAATCGGCTTGTAATAGGTTGCCGGAATAACATTCAGGGCTTTTAACAGGCCCGGATTGTCGTAGTCGTCTTGGTCAGGTAGCCATTGCCCAAATTTCATACAACAATTCCAGTCCTGGGAATAAGCGGGGTTGAGCCTATTTTCTTCTTGCCATCAAATAGCATTATTTCCGCAAGGGTATCATTCACAAATGATTTCCACATTGGGATTCTTGCGTCATTCATTAACCATGACTCTGCTTGGCATAAGCTCGCATATAAGTACAGGTCGGGGTGTGTATCTAAAAGCCAGTTAGATGCATTGCTTGCGGAAAGAGCGGGGATTTTTTGGTAATAGATAATCTCAACCGTGAAAAACCCTGTCGGGATAGGGGCAAACTGAATTTGCCCATCAACGATTGTATATATACTAGGGGTACCTGTATCGCTCGCCGCGATTGTACCGCGCATATGTTGCGGAGACATATATTCTAATGGCTTATCCGGCGTTTGTTCGAGGTGTATTTCCCGGATTGAGTGAAAATCTGCCGGAAGGGGAATGTATTCCGTGTCAATAATAGATTGTGACCGGGTCTCCATTTCCATGGTTTTCAAAAGCCTGTTGAACCGTGCTTCTGCCAAACTGATAAATACAGGCGTGTCAGCAACAATATCAGACCGCTTTAGCCAATCGGCAATTGTTGATTTTAACTCGTCATATGTGGTGATACTCATAGCGTGAAGTGATTCCTCCGTAAATGACAATAATCACTTGAATTAAGCAATCTCTTAATAGCCGGCATATGGTCTTTATCCATTAAGTCCACACCATATTTTGTCAACCATTCCAGTTGAACCACCGCCGGGATGGTCGCTGCGTGCCACAATTCACTGGATTTATTCAACCCTTCATTTTGTTGGGCTTTGTTGTCTTCTACTATATCAGTGATATCTTGAATAGTTTCAATTGTGAAAGTCTCCCCGTCATCACTCCCGTGAAAAACACTTGTTATTTGTGTGACAGGGTCATAATCGAGGAGACGTTTCATTAGATTTTTTCCACTTGCTTACGTGCTAAGAGTATTTTTGCATCTTCAGCAGATACCTTTACCACTTCGTCAAGTTGAATTTTACCGCCTGTGTGCCATGCCCCTTTAGGGAGCAAGCCTTTAACTTTAACGGTCTTTGCTGTTTGTTGTTCCATTTTAGAAACTCCTTTAATAGTTTAAATGTAAGAGAAAAGGGGCCACAAAATGCAGCCCCTCCGTATATTATGTCAAGTCGTATATGCCACCATTAGCAGCTTCGTTCTTGGAACAAAGAGCCAATTCAACGAACAGCATTTTACGATCACTATGGCCGGTTTTGGCAAGGTCAGTTGTCTTGAAGGCCTGTAGATGAGCCAACTCCCAATATTCAGGGTCAATAAGATAAACCTCGTTAACAGGCATAAACCGATCCGCAATAATTTGATGCTCTCCAAAGTCAGAGATATACAAATCAGCGGCACCCATAATGGATGCTTGCTTTTTGCTCTGTCCTGTATCCCGGTAAAGGGTTGCAATGCCGTTAAAGCCGGAAATAGCTTGCTTCTGTTTTTTGTTACACAAAACCTTAGTTGGCTCACCACCAGCATCCCACGCATCAGCAATGACATCTTTAAATATTGCCTCTGTCAGAGCGCGGTTGGTACCGCCTGTCGGGGCTGCAACAATGCCAGCACTAAAGCCGCCAGCAGAACCACCAACACCGTGATTGGTGTTCGTTTCAAGCCATGCACCTACACCCGCAGATTTACGGGCTGTGGAGGCACTACCGGCAACTGAAGGATTTAGGCTCAAGGCCATTGCTTCAATATCGGTTTTAAGCTCTTTACCACGTTTTGACACCTGATAGGAAAGCTCGTTTTTCCGACCCGCGGCATTTACAGCCTGATTGGTATCAGAAAGGCGTACAACCTTATCCATAAGCTGGACATAGTTCTTAGGCCGTGTGGTTGCGGTGGCGGCATCAGTAGTGGCATCATCCCCTTCCACCGTGGCATTATCCGCATTAGCAGCGGCTAAAACGTCAATCTGCCATTCTGGATTAGTGTTGGTACATTTACCCTTGCGAACCATGCTCACGAAAGGCGTTTGGGTAGGGGAGATGTTATAAATAACCTCAGAAAGGTCTTCCCTGATACCCTTTGTTTGGTATGTTTGATATGTATTTGATGGAACTGCCATCGTTTTAAGTCCTTATAATAAATCTCGCAAGACAGCGGCGGCATCATCTAATGAACCGCTTGTCTGGAGTCTTTTCAATCTAGCTTGTTTTGCTTCATACTTGACAGACTGACCTTGTTTAGCACCCGGCTTTGTAACCTTTGGAACCACCTTAACCTTATCCTGTACGCTTGGCTTTTTAGCCATGAGCGTGTCATACTTCATTGCTTTGGACAGGGTTTTAATATCTTGAGCAGATGCATGTTGCAATTGCTCAGGATTGTAACCGTTATCCGTGGCATAAGTCAGGATGTTATCCTTAAACCCGTCTTGTGACCATTCAGGCAAATCATTCGTTAGTATTTCATTCTGTTCTGCTACAAACTTCTGAAATTGCTCTTGTTGAACGTTTTGTTGTTCCTGCATAGTTTGCTCATACTGTTGCATTAACGCCTGTTGGTGTAATGCGGCATCCTCAAACTGTGCTTTCTGTAAATGATAATTTTCAGGGTTATAATTAGGTGAATTGGGGTTTAATAGGTCAACACTGGGCTTTTCAGGTAATCCCTGATTGATCTGTACCGCCAAGGCATCGGCATACTTAAGCCGCTCCTGTTCAATAGCTTGCTTTTCAGCCTCAAAAGACTTCTTTAGCTCCGCTACTTCGGTCGATTTTTCCTGAAATCCTTTATCTCTCTGGCTTTCCCGAAGGTGAATATACTCTTGTGCTTCAGGTGGAAGCTTTGAGAAAAGTTCTTTCTTCTCTTCCGACCAACTCACAGGGGCTTGGATGGCTTCGTCTTCAAGTTCCACGTCCTGTTCGTCTTCTTCTTCTTCTTGAGTTGCCTCAAGGTCTTCATCGCTGACCTCTTCAGGTGCGACCTCTTCTTTAGTTTCTACAGTTTCCTGCTCTTCTTCTTCAAATATACCGTCAATTTGT